GTCATGTTTCAGGTTTGTCTCTATGTCTAAGAAGATCATCGTCCTTGTCCTTATCATTTTGTCGGAGGTTATTAATATCTTCCGACTGTTTGTAATCTTCTATTGAGTCTTTACCAAAGATGGCATTCCATCTAGTAGCCCATTCCTCATCAGCTATTGATCTGGGACGCTGAGTGTGTCCCTTTCCTCCGTCACTCATCGTTATATTCCCACACAATAATTGGTGTGTCCTTTCCTATGTAAGCATTCTCAATATTAAACTCAATGTATTCAAGTGCTTCCTCTTCAGTCATACCATCCCTGACGATGAGTTGTTGCACCATTACAAAGATGTCATACACCAACACTTCAACACGCTCATTACCATTCCATACAGAAGCTGTGCCTATGATGGCAATATCAAATCCATCCCACTTCTTCATAGCATAAGTCCTTCCATTGTGTCATCAATCTCGAACATTCTGCCAGTGTCTTTGTTATAAAGCAAGCTGCAAGCAGGACCAGTTTGTCCACTGTATCTATTCTTTAACACCCTCACCTTGGTGGTGTTACGCTCAACAGGATCGTCAGCTTGTCCATTACGCTCTAGCGATATCACCATGTCACTAAGCTGTGCAATGGCAGCACTGCCACGAAGCTGCGCTAGGCTAGTGGTTGCACCTTCCTCATGTCCCTTATCTGAGGGACGCTTGAGGTGGCTAACAATGATGAGAGCAATGCTAGTTTCCTGCACAAGCATGCGAAGCTTGGTCATAATTTCATCAATGGCTTTACGCTCATCACCATTGTCCTGACTGGATACGATGATGCTTAAGTGGTCTAAGAATACATACTTACATCCCAACCCCTTAGCCATATACTTCACACGATTGACAATGTTTTCAATGGCTGTACTGCCGAAGTGATCAAAGAAGTACAAGCGTCCAGTGCCTAGTGTCTTTTCAAATGCGTCCTTGCGTATGGCATCAGACACCATAGTTGTAGGTAGGTGCATAGGAAGATCAGCAGCAAGGCTCATCATTGACAAGCCAGTCTTTCTCACACTCTCTTCAAGAAACATCAAGCCAATGTTGTCACTGCTGTTCTGTAGCAAGTGCCAAACAATTTCTCTAAGAGTTTGACTCTTACCTAAGCCACTACCTGCTGTGAATGTAACAAGCTCACCTGCTCTGATGCCATAGGTGATGTCGTTCAATCCCTTCCAAGGGTAGAAACAATCTGCTGCTTCCATTGGCTTAGACACTAGCTCCCACAGCCCAGTGCCACTGACAATACCATCAGGAACGAAAGGCTCTGCTGCCCACCAACGGGCTACGAATGCAGCTTCTTTGTTATCTGCTAGCCACTCGCATGCATCCTTGTATGCAGGGTCTGGTTTAAATATTTTGCACTTGCTGCCAAACAATTCAGCAACTTCCTTCGCTGCCTTCTGTCCTGCCTCATCACCATCAAAGCACAGCACAATGTTTTCAAAGCTGTTGATGTATTCATAGTTTGCTTTGGCATCCTTCAATGCACTACCTGCACCTGTGCGAATAGACACCACAGGATATTTACTACCTGTCAATTGGTAAGCAGCCAGTGCATCAAACTCACCTTCAGTGATTGTTAAGTACTTGCCATTGGATGGGTAGAGGTTCTGTCCGAACAGTGTACCTTTGCTCCATCCACCAACAGTAGTGAACTTCTTGTCCTTCACTTCCCTACGCTTAGCTGCCACCAGTTGTGAGTTGCTGTCGTAATAGGGAAAGTAATAATAACCACCACTGCGAACAACTCCATAGCGTTCCATCGTGGTTTTGTTAATGCGTCTGTCTGACACAGACACACTGTGGCCTTCGTTGTATTCCTTCAGGAAAGAGCTTGTGTCTTTCGTTTCTGTATCAACATCAATCACTTCTAGTCTTTCATTGTTGGTGGAAGGGATGTATGTATTACATACAAAACATTTGGTGGACATGTCATCATTGATGGACAAGCCATCACTGCTACCACATGTCTCACAAGGTTGATGGGTTTTTAGAAATGTCATAGCCCTTGTAAGTTATTTTGTTGGTCTTTAATACTTGCTCGTATCCGTTAAACAGCTTAGCCATTCTAGCATCGTGAAGGGTGTGTAGTCCAATTAATAAGTTGGCTAGCTCATCCTCTGTTGGACTCTTCTCTCTGTCCATCAACACCCACAGGATGGAGTCGATGTCCTCTTTAGTTATCCATGCTGCCATGATGAGGTTTTCAAGTTCATGTGCTTTCATTTGGTATCCCTCATACAGTTGCGTTCTGCTTCATAAGAAGCCCAGAGAATTGATATGAATAGCCAGATGAGAACAACAACTAGCCTAGCAAACTCTGTCCAATTACCTGCATTAACATCCCAGTTAATGAAGGCTCCAATGACATAGCACACAGCCATGATGTATGCACTGATGAAATAGTTTTTCATTTCTTCATCTTTCTAATAGCTTCTCGACAGTCATATGCTGTGCCATCGTTTTGCCAAAGTTCATCACACATATTTGCAGCCTCCTCAAGCACTTGGTTGCGCTGTGATGGAGAAACAAAAATATCAAAGTGATAAGGCTGTCCCTTCATTTTGTTTTCTCGTTCGATGCGAGCAAACTCATCGTCTTCGTCTGTGTAATTAGTCATGTGTTTTTCTCCTTAAGTTTGTTCTCAACCAAACTGATAAGCCAATACTTATCACTTCCTGCTATAAAAGATATCTTATTCTTTTCCTCATCTGTCAGAGCCACCCATGTGCGCTTCTGCTTATCAAGCATCCATTGCATAGCCTCTAGCACCTTCTTTGCTGCTTCATTTACATCAACATCTTCATTAACTTCAATGCGCCTATCTGCTGTGATACGCATCACCCAACCATCCATCAATGTGTTGCTGGTGGTTTGAAATTCAATTGTGTTTGGTGTCATGTGTTTTTCTCCTTCAAGGTTTGCTCAATGACATCCATTAACTCGCTAATGTTTGCGTAGTGGATATTGGTGCTAATCCAATCTCCTTTGAATTTTTCTTTCTCTTCATTCGTCAGACCTACCCACTCTTGCTTTAAATACAAACCCCACACCTGACCCAGTGGTGTAAACAAAGGGCAGTCTTGGTCTGTACTCACCATGCCATTGCTTGGGTCATACCATGCTATTGGTTTCATGCTTGCCCCCTTGCTCGGATTGCTTCTGCAAACACATCCCTTGCATCAGTTGCGTCAGCCCACTCAGGCCAATTACATTCTTCAATCACCTTTGCACACGCCTCACGTTCTTTTAACACAGCCAACTTCATGAACTGAGTTATTTCAATCCACTCATCTTCTTCAGCTTTACGAATGATGTCTTCTTTGTTCATTTCGCTGCCTCCATATACAAACCCACATTGCCCAGTGCATAACCAATAAAGGCTATGCCTAGTCCAGTGCTACCCTTGAGCAGCAAATCCACTGCCACCACTGCATACACTACACCAACAATTGCAATTAGCCAAGCACTCATGACTTTTCCTCCACAAAGTTTATTGGTTCAAACTCTTTCAACACTCTTGTTAATGCATTGATAAGCTCCCAGTCTTGATCTTCAGCATCATGCTTAAGTTCATACTGCAGAAGCCATTCAAGTTGTTCAACAACAACTGCCTCTTGTTCCATCTGACTCAACTGCATATCTCTTTTCTCCTTTATCAATCTAGCATACTGATCTGTCTCATTGCAATAGCTTTTTATCCAAGCCTTGCCACTGTCCCTCTCATACACCTGCTTACATTTAGAACACTTGTATCTCATATAAGCTCCCTCATATCTTGAGCCACTGTTGCACTACGCAAAGTGTTCTTGATGTAAGGTGTTAGGCTTTGCGGTGTGGCATGGCCTGACACTGACATGATGTTGGTGATGGGTACACCCACCTCAATCATCTCTGTGATGGCTGTCCTTCGTAGGTCTTGCAACACCAAGTCACTGGGCAGACTTGCCTCAGTCATGATTTGCTTTGCCACTCTAGACAGATTGAACAAGCTGTAAGGCAGTAGGCCACCCTTCCTATCGGGATTGTTGGATGGTGCAATATATTGCTGCCACCCAA